CCCCTAAACTTTCGGTAGGACAAAATATCTTCAGCTACTTCCTTTGCCCTTAGCCAAGCATATTGCTCCACTGGCGCGTCTGACTGACCGTCACAGTACCAACTGAACTGACACATGTTCTTTTTTGGGAGAAAGATTCCTCGTTCTACACCCCATTCAGACATCACTGCTTGCTTCACAACGCCGCATATCGTGGAAGGATAACGAGTATTCTTTACACGATTAAGTGTTACATCTGCAACAGCAAACTGACCGGCGAGACTCTCACTACGAGCTTCGTGATAGATGTTGAGCGCCAAACACTCAAGTTCATCCGTGGCATTAATCTTGACGTTCTCTGCGTTGACGTATCCGACATAACTGAATATACACAAAATAAGAGAAACACAAACACCACGGAAGATTTTCATAACGTCATCCTCAGTAACTTTTCTAACTTCGCAATACGTTTCTTTTGTTTAGGAGTTGGTTTATCACCAGACTTTCTTCGAAGATATGCGTACTCTCTAGTTAAGTTTGCTTGATAGTTCATTTTCCGTCTCCTGATAGTCATACATGAAAGGAAATGCTTGCTGAACGATCTCTGATTGATCTGAGAAATAGTTTCTCACAAGCATCATCGCTCGACGCAACTCAGAGTCGTTTTCAATTTCTGGGTCGTTGGAAATTGCGTAGTCTAGTTCTTCTACGACTATAAGATCAAACTGATCATCATCGACGAAAACATCTAGGTAAGGCATAGTACTGCTCCATTGGTTAAATAATGCGAGTATTATACTACAGCACTAGACGTATGTCAAGAAGTAAACCTATCATAGAGCAAATCAGCAAAGACAACTTGAGTCTCTTCGCCTGGGTGTCCATGTGGTTTTATATCACCCACTTCAAGGGATAAAGAGAACAAGTCCTTTCCTCTACCCGCACCGATACGACTATTGACATGTAGGTTCTTTATTGCATCTTTTAACCATCTTTGATAGTCAGGCATAGATGAGGTATCTGCTTCACGTATATCGTCATCTACATCCAGATTTTCATTGCGCAAGATCGTCATAATATTCGACCAGCAACGTTTGTGAAAGAATCCTTGTATGAGTTGGATGCCTAGTCCCTCACAAAGAAGTTCTAATGTCTTCATCATACTCAGTGTATGCATCACATCCGTACGAGAGTCATATGCTTCCTCGTACCATCGGTCCATTACTGCTCTTTTTCTTCTGTCGTAGATGCATTCTGTCCGCATAGCAGAAAACTGGGTCACGTCGTTTTGTCTCCCGATCTTGACATCTCTTTCTGCTGGCATGTACTCAACGACCTCTGCGCGTTGGAACGCAGACCACATCACCACCATATGGGTTGGTCTTTCTTCTGGATGGTTGTGTAACCAGTCAGTCACTTCACGAAAGATTTTATCATTAGAAGCGCCACAGACACCACGATTGACATATTCGACACCCAACTTCTCTGCAAGAAGGTGAGTAAACGTGAGGTGTTGATGCGTTGGGGGATTATTATCAAAACCGTCTAGTTCGTCTCCCCAGACGAAACTGCATCCTGCTGTCAGCAACATTAGTTCTTCTCTTTATAGTCTTTGATCGCAGCTTTGATCGCATCCTCTGCGAGTACACTGCAATGGATTTTTACTGGTGGGAGTGCGAGTTCTTGGGCGATCTCTGTATTCTTGATCGCACCTGCCTCATCTAGAGTTTTGCCCTTGACCCATTCAGTCAGTAGGGAACTGGATGCGATTGCAGAACCGCACCCGTAGGTCTTAAACTTTGCGTCTTGAATGACACCGATATCATCAACAAGGATCTGTAGTTGCATCACGTCACCACATGCGGGTGCGCCTACCATACCAGTTCCGACGTTTTCGTCTTCCTTGTCCATCTTACCCACGTTGCGTGGGTTCTCATAGTGGTCTAACACCTTGTCGGAATACATTACTCTGTCTCAATGTCTTCAATCAACATGTCACGCATGGCACGTGCCTGCGCGTCTTCTGGATTATTTACGCTACCATTATTCACGAACTTGTATGCTAGCGTGATGCGTTGGCATCCTGCATAGGCAGCGTGCCAACAGTGCAGATCTTCTTCTTGTTCTGCACCAAAGTAGTAGTGACGACACTGCCAGCCAGGAACATCTTTGATCTTGACAATTTCGTCTTTCTGTTTATCATAGTATTCGAAGAACCCGTCTCCGGTCTCTGACCATGTGAATAAGACTTGATACGCGTTAGCGTCGTAGTTAGTATGCCATCCGACGAAACCGCCTGGAGGGTAATAAGAGAGCAATGCAGAAGTGTGTGCGCCAAGTTCCGATGCGAAATCGTACTTGACCTTCTGCATAAAGTCTCCCCAAGTTTCTTTATCTTCACGCACCATTTTTGCTATCGGTTGTGCGAAGTACCGATCGGGCGGGCCAACTAGACTTTCTCGTGAAAGACATTCTTCCAGATATTCACGTGAGGTATAGTAAGACCCCAAGTCAACATCCTTTTCTTCACGATAAGTCCAATACTTTTCGTCATTATACGAAGGTTTAGAAAGCATCTCATCGGAGAACCCGTTGAGCACTTCTAACATTTCTTTATTACGAATCACAACTTCAGTCATAACGGTAAGGGAATTTAATCAAAATTGTCTCTATCAAACTTTTCGTTTGCTTCCTTAATGTCATCTTCAGTGACAACCCCCATATGTAGGAAGTATGCAACTGTAGAATTAATACCTTTTTGTGTTCCCATGAAACGACCTAAGACATAAGGGATATACATCAAAGTCAAGGCTATGAACGTGTGTAATATTGGATCCATGTCAGGACTCCTTAAAGAGTGAAGTCAGCGAAACGTTCTGTGTTGACTCGCTGCCCTGCGGTAGAGTTATCAAATACTGAACCATTATCTTCATCTTTATTTAGGGGAGAGTCGTTTTGATCTACGTCATATAGCCGCATTTTACTGCGGTCAATACCCAAAACAAACTTCTGTGACATATGTGGATCGTTGTATCTATTCTTAAGTTGTTTGACTAGTATCTGATTGTGGGAACTCAGTTCGTCGTTTGAGATAAGTGCGAACATGAGGTCGGCGGTTGCGGGTAGTCCAAAAGACTCGGACGTATCTTCAAGCCCCAAGTCATCATTAGAGTAACCAGAACGAGTCGTCTGCGTTGCAGACACGAGCGGCACGTCGAATTCCACGGCAAGACCACGTAACTCTTCAGCAATAGACTTGATATACGTATACGAGTTAATAGCACCGCCCATACTCTTCATTCGGGAAGAAGCGCAAATATTCAAATAGTCAATGAATATGATATCAGGCATAAACTTCTTCTTTAGTTTCAATTCATTCAGTAGTGCACGGAAGTGATTCGCGTGTGCACTACCAGTGGGATATTCTTTGATGATCAGTTTACCAGCCGTCTTATCCGCGATAGACTTAACACGGTTTGAAAACATGTCTCTACTCAGATGTTCGAGTTGATCTATCGGGACGTTGAGTAGATTCGCATCGATCCGCTCTGCAATGCGTTCTTCAGCCATCTCCATAGTGATGTAAAGGACATTCTTCCCTTGTGATAGGGCAGCACCAGCACAATGACACATGAAGAGAGACTTACCGACACCCGTACCCGCCAGTGCGATGTTGAGGGTCTTATTAGGTAGTCCACCCTTAGTGATTCGGTTAAAGTAATCCAGGTCGAACGGAAGGCGTTCCTCATCTTGCGTGTAAAAGTCATATCGTTCATCCACCGACTCAAGGTAATCGTGACCAATATTAGTGTCGAACGTAACACCCAATGCTTTGGATAATACATCTGGTATCGCATTGCGAGACAGACTTTGGTGGTTGCCATCAATAATTGTTATTGACTCCATGACCGCATTAAAAACGGCACGGTCTTGACACCACTTTTCTGTACGGTCAACTAACCAAGCAAGGTCTTCCTCTGAATACTTAAATATATCAGGGATAATCTCCATCGCAACACGATAATGATCGTCAGATAAACGGTCTGCTGCATCGATCTCGATCTTAAACGCTTCCTTAGTGGGGAGACCATTAAACTTCGCGATATATGCAGTAAACTCTTTGAATAGACCTTTGTAAACTCCTTCAAAATATTCAGGAGAGAGGAAGGGAGCGACCTTCCTCATATAAGAGTCGTTAGTCAGTAGATTCCGTAGAATCGTCTGCTGTAGATTGATTTCCGTCATTAGAATCCTCAGTTTTTAACGAAGACTTACGAGCGTCAATTGCCGCTTCTAAAATATCTTCCAATACATCACCTACAAAATTTTGTAGTTCAACATTTTCGATATTATACACACTTGAGTCCGGTGTGTCAATAACATCGAAGTTAAAAGTGATTCTACCTTGCTCACCATCTACCTTCACGTTGTTGTAACGAATGATGGTATTATTATATGGAGATCGTAATAGATTTACATTCCATGCATCTGTACCATCCACAACAACCGGCTCTAATGAGTAGTCTAAAAACTCAGATGGCTTATCTAAATTTAGTTCTTTCACACTGCCTCCTCGACAATGGTCTCTGCGTTAATCACACTATTGTGACCAATCTTATATGTCTTTTCAAGGAATTCAGCGAAGTCAGATGTTTCTAAAATAGGTTCCCAGAACTCTGCGTTCAAGGTGTCTTTCGTTCGTACTTTATTTCCAACGACTTCGCCTGTAGTTGTGTCAACTCGTTGATACCAACCGTTAGAAGGCTTAACCACATACCCGCCAACAAGAGCAACATCAAGTAGACCGCTGTATTTCTGAACACCACCTTCCCAAGAGACACCAATCGGGATCTTAGACTTCTCTTTAACATAACGAGATTTCTCTACATTGATAACAAAATCATAACCTACAATCTCAGTACCCTGCTTCTCTTGACGACGACCGATAATCCAGATGTTGTCCGCAGAGTAATAGATGCCTGTGCCACCACTGACGATATCTTTCGGGAATAGACCAATCTCTTTATATGTGTGATTGATTGCAAGCATCGGGATGTTCTTCATCGCAAGATATGGTGTTGACATGCGGAACAGACCTTTCAGTGCCTTCGCACGAGACATGTCTGCAACACCCTTCTCATTCAGTGCGTCCTCTAGTTCTTTCTTAGACGCAAGGTTGCCGATCGAATCGATGACGATGATCACATCATCTTCACGATCTAGATTTTCTAATTGGTTGATCATGTCAAACTTGAGTTCTTCGACATTCGCGATCGGGGTATGCAACACACGATCAGTGTCAATACCGAACTGCTCAAAATATGACTGAGGTGAACCAAACTCCGAATCATAAAACAACATGACTGCGTCTGGTTTCGCGTCCAAGTACGCACCCGCCATAAGTAAGGCGAATGATGTCTTGAAGTGTTTTGATGGTCCAGCAAGGACCGTAAGTCCAGGCGTCACACCACCATTAATTGATCCCGACAACGCGACATTGACCATAGGAACGTCGGTCGGGACCATATCTTTCTCTGTGAAGAATTTACTCGTTGATAAAGTAGAAGTCTCTTTAATCTTCGAGTTCTTCTTCAGTTTTTCCATTATGGACATTCTTATCTCCAAAGTTTACAAAGGTAATATTGTTTACCTTTTCACGTTCATCAAGGTCATATTGTACACGATAATCGCTATTGATGTCAAGCACTTTTTCAAGTAAATCAAAACAAATTTGATTACCATCTGTGTCCTCATGAGTTGAGAAACGTAAGAACGCCTTCGTATCTTTTGGAAGACATGCGCCACCGAATCCGCGTTTACCATCGAAGCCAGGAACTCTTGTGTGCCCCATACCTACACGATCATCTTTACCTGCGGCGCGAACTACAGTGTTGTAGTTACACCCATAAAGATTGACCAAATCATATAACTGGTTGAAGAAAGTAATCTTGGTAGACAGGAACGAGTTGATTGTGTACTTCACAAACGAAGCCTCGTATGCAGTCATGCGGTGATAATCATTTGACTCACAGGCACTGAAGATCTCATAGATATCAGTTACTTCCATAACTGCTTGCGGAGTACCACCCATGACATGAAACTTAGCAGTCACAAAGTCTGCCTTAGCATTCTTCTCCGTCAAAAACTCAGGGTTGTAGCAGAACCGATCACGCTGTTCTTTATCCATTGCACCATACAATCGGTCAATAACATCTGGCGTGATCGTAGATTTTACAATGACTGTCGCGTCCGTATAGTTTAGACACTTGATCACTGCAGTTTCTACGATAGATGAATTAACTGACCCATCGTCGTTTGACGGTGTAGGTGCAGAAATGAAGAAACAATGCGGCGCTTCTTCTGGACTGACATCTTCTAAATCATCAACATTTGTATTGTACTTTGGGTCAAATAATTGAAACTCAACCAGTGGGTGAGTAAATGCATACTCTACCGCCTGTCCTACAAAACCGTGACCGACAATACCAACCTTGAATGTATTGTTATTCTTTCTTTTACTAAACTGTCTCATTAATCTACCTTATGATAAGACTTGTACCATTCATAAAACTTCTCTACACCTTCTGCGATACTGACCCTTGGTTGATACCCCAGCGCCTGCAACTTAGTTGTGTCAGACCATGTCTCTTTTGTGTCAGCAGGGTGTTTCGGTGCTAAGTTCTTAATTGCTTCTTTGCCCGTGTTCTTCTCAATCTCCGAAATGAAATCCATCAACGCGACCTGTTCGCCACGTCCGATGTTGAAGATCTCACCAGAAGGAATGTCAGTATTGTCCAATACAACTTCAATACCGTCCAAGATATCGTCGATGTAGGTGAAGTCGCGTTTCATATCACCATAGTTATATACGGTGATTTCGTTGCCCTCTAGGATATTCTTGGTGAAGTCAAACAATGCCATGTCTGGACGACCCCAAGGTCCGTAAACCGTGAAGAATCGTAGACCGACTGTGTTCAAACCAGAAGATTGCATTTGACATTCATTCGCCCACTTGGTGTAACCATATGCGTTCAACTGCTTACCGTGTTCGCGACCCTCTACCCATGGCACTGGTGCACCTGCGTAAATGCAAGAGGTTGATGCGTATAAGATGCGAACATCTGGCATATTTCGTTTACAAATATCAATTAGGTTTTGCGTACCGTCGATATTATTCGCGTGATAACTCTTCTCTTTACCTAATGAGTCACGCACACCAGCCATAGCACCTAAGTGCACGATAGTGTCTGGTTGAAAGTCTCTCAGAAGCGCTTCTAGTTTCACTTCATCCCTCAAGTCGCAACCCCACATACTGATACCAAAGTGCTTAACTCGGTCTGCTTTTAGGAGCGGAGAGTAAAGATGGTCGTTGAAGTTGTCAATTCCCTTGACAGTCAGTCCGCGTTTCTGCAATCGGTCCGCGAGTTGAGAACCAATGAAACCTGCAGCGCCTGTCACTAATACTCGTTTCATATTAACTATTCCTGTAAATATATTCTAATGCCCTGTCCGCTTCGGCAGACAAAGGTCTATTTTCATACCAGTTACCTGTGTCGACATCAAACTCACGACAAAGGTCTGCGATCTGTTTTGCGGTGATTGGATATCCTTTAGAGTACGCGTTACCTGCTATCGCAATCATAATTTTATACATCTTAGAATACCACCCCGTGTCCGTAATCTGCTGATATTCTGCACCTAGTTTACGCGGCCAGAATGGACAGTCACGATAAGACGACCATCGGTAGTCGGTGTTATTTAGACTATCTTTACGATGCTGTATTACTGCTTTCTGCATTTCAGGCGGCAGACGGTCTAAGAAAGTATTTCCGGTCTTTTCATGATATGGATGTTTTGCGATCAACTCAGATACGTTGAGGGGTGATCCTCCAGAGTTCATCATGAAGAATGAGTATGCGTTAGGGTACTGCGCGGGGACGTAGTACATACGCGAGAGATCTTTCGTCTGCGGATCGCCTAACTCACCCAGCTCAGTATTAAGTGCGTGCCAAAACGACTTGATACGACTGTTCTCGATCTGTTCGTCGAGACGGAATATTATTCGAAATTTCAGATGCTCTTCTGAACTACTTGCTGTGTTGTAGACGACATAGTCATACTGACCATACTTGCAGTTCAACCACGTTCTTAGAGATTCAATATCACGGCAACCGTCAATATGATCATCCACATCAACGCAGCACCAAGGACTCCAATAAAGAACAGACTTGTTACTACGCGTCGCGCCCACGTCGAACACAGCAGGAGTAAGAAGAGGAGAACTATTGGGTCCACCTTTTTCTCCTGGCTTTGTGTAAGAATCACGAAGACACACCACGAAGTCCATCCAGTTGAGGAATGTAGTTCGTCGATGTGTCTTGTTATCAAACTGGTTTTTGAATAGAGTCAGTTCATACATACAGAGATTATACCACTAACCGAAGAATGCGTCAAGGGTAGAATCACCTTGCTCTGAATAGTTCCAAATTAATAGTTCTTTCCGGTTATGTTCATCTTCACGATATTTTTGACCGGAGTGCATGGTGTAGGTTAAATCCCACTCCAACTGATTCCATCCGGTATATGCTTTCTTTAACGTTTCGTTCGAGTTGTAAGTGATCATCGTCATTGCATTAGTCGTTTCTAAATCATCATGAAAACGTTTGTGACAAAATGAATCGTGCATGTCGCCCTTGTTACCATAGATAAATGACTTGATGTCGTAAGGCGGGTCGGCGAAAATAAATGTGTTTTCATCAGCGCCATCTAGAAGATAAGAGTAATCCTCGTTGGTGATCTCCCAGTTGCGCATCAACGCAGAAAATGCAGGTAGTTTACCGATCAGTCGGTGAGTGAATTGTTGAAATACCGCATCTTTTGAAAACGAACCTGTGGACTCACCCAGTCCGCTGAATGAGCACCGATTCATAACATAGAACTGCCAAGCAATCTCGAAGGGGTCCTCTGCGGTATTCAGACCCTCCCGCATGATATGGTAGTAATCAAGGTGCGCCTGTAGGGAATCCTCTGCGTCGGACAGTTCATCTTTGACTGCGTGTAGCTTATCCGCAAGTTCTTGTCCGCGACTTTGGAGGGTCTTCCAGAAGCAATACAGGTTGTAGTATTTGTCGTTCACCTTGACAGGGATCTGCGGAAACTTTTTTGTGAACGCAATCGCACAAGACCCACCACCTAGAAACATCTCACGATACTCGCGGATGTCGGTGAAGGGCATGTTCTCCGAAGAAAATAGAAAATCGACAGCACGTGATTTGCCGCCTGGGTATCGAAGAGGTGTTTTTAGGTTTTTCATAAGTATATTATACTATAACGGCACTCATTCGTCAACCGAAAAAATCTTCAAGCGTTGCTCTCGGTTCTGCTTGCCAACCAACGGCGTCAAGTATCGGCTCGAGTGGATCAAGGAAAGTTTTGTCAAACATCGTATCATAATCTACATATTTGTGCAAATTAAGTTCTGAAGGCAAATTCAATGGGAAACTCACAACATTTTGCCCGAGTCCGTTGGGAACCTTGAGGTAACAAAACTTAATTTTCTCACCCTGCTTTACAATCTCCACACGATCCTGAAGTCCAGCATCTTTGATCGCGGCATTGAAACACAATGCGCCACGGACGTGAATGGGAGTGCCTTTCTTGAAGATAGTCTCTCGGTCAATCCACTTACTGAGTTCAGAAACGCCACGGGGGAAAGAGACTTCTTCTGGAGGTAAGGTCTTGAAGTGATTCCGGAAGTCGCGGATATATCCCTGAGTGTCAGACTCAGTGCCCTCTACAATGACGCGGAAGATTTCTTTAAACTTGTCACGGACGACCTGCGGGGTGGAAGACTTAATTGCCTCGATGCCCATCACCTTCAGTTTGGGTTCTGCGTACTGGACACCCTCGTTATTGTGAACGTTTAGGATATAACGTTTCTTCGCCATCCAGATGCCACGGTCTGCAATCACTTCACGTCCCATCTCCATGCGATTGACATACGCACCAGTGACTTCTGCCATCTTTTCATAAGACTTGCGCAGTTTCTTCTCGAAGTGCGTAGAGCAAATCTTGTCTAGGAACCCAACAGGGTTCTTGGGTTGAAAATTATCAATCAGGTCACCCATGCGGATATAAACGGAGTCGGTATCGATCGCGACAACGTAGTCTTCATCTGATTTAAGTATTTCTTGCATCTCATAGTTCACAGCCCTCTCGGCCCATTTGATCGCCAACTGACCAGCCATCGTAATAGACTCAGCGACTCGTTGGTCGAAGTAACGAAACCACTTATTGCCCAATGCACCATAGAGCGAGTTCATTAGAATCTTGATGGCCATCTGTTGATTGTTTAGTGATGTGATCTTGTATTGCAGAGACTTGCTAGGGTTCTTCTGATACTCTTGCTCGAGTTCTAGCATCTTGTCTTTGATGATACGTCGGTCTGCATAATAATGTTCAATGATTGTCGGGATCACACCTTTACGGTCGTGAGAGAACCTGACTCCAGTGGGCGCGAGCGAGTACTCAGAATCATTAACTGTGCTACCGTCCAAGAAACTCTCGACAGAGACATCAGGAACAACACCATCAACAACAGTCTCAGGTGACATGTTGTACTGAACAATTATGTTGGGGTACAGTGAGTTTAGGTCAAACGAAGTCACCCAATTATGCGCACCAACTTGCGGTTCTTTGACATACCCGCCAGGATACGGAGTCTTGGGTTTCTCAGTCTTGGGTGGGATTACGATCTTCTGGTTGTTCAACATGCGATAGATGATCGAGTCCCAGATCGCAGTCGTGCCAAGAGTGTCTGTATAGTTAACGCCACCACGATACGCCATAGTAAGCACCAGAGAAATCAGGTCAAGTTTCTCATCGATCTTGTGTACCAGCTCCACGTCCTTGACGTTGTAGTCAATGAATTTCTGGTAGTCCTCTTTGTAGAGGGTGTGTAGGTTTCCGTGTTCCTCATAAGAGAGTTTGCGTTCGCCTAAAACGACGTGTGCAACAAAGTCTAGTCGATAAGACTCCAGTCGACCAATTGTATTCAAGGTGAACTTTTTAAAGACCTCAAGGTAGTCAAGGTGACCAATACCTTCTATGACATACTCTTGGTTTTCTTGTCCGTTGATCTTTTGTTTTCTCTCTCGAACAAGACCCCAAGGTGACAGACGTTTTACTAACGTGTCGTCACCATACATTCGGTAGCATCGGTTAACGATGTAGGGGATGTCGAAGAATCTCGTGTTCCATCCGGTGATGATGTCCGGCGAGTAAGTGACCCAATGGTCTACAAACTTACGAAGTAGATCATCCTCGTTGTCGCACTTGATGAACAGAACGTCCTCGCGCGTGGGCGTGTAGTCGTTGAGACCCCAGACCCAATATGTGCCGTCATTCTTGCGGATTGCAATAGAGATGACCGGATGTTCTGCAACATCGGGTTCAGGGAACCCAGAATCAGAAGCGACCTCAATGTCGATATTGAGCACCCTTACCTGTTCACGATCAAATTTGATATCTTCCGGCCAGTACTCTGAAATAAATTGGGCGACATAATTATTCTGACCGAAGACTTTAAAGTTAGAGACGTCTCGGTATTTTTGAGAAAACTCTGTCGCTTCCTTCATGGTTTCGAATTGCATCTCAACCATAGATTGACCGTCTAAAGACCTCCAATCTGAAGGAGAATCGCCGGTCACATAAAGTTTTGGTTTAAAGGGAACGCGGTTCTTGATCTGCTTACCACTATCATATCCGCGATATAGAATATTATTCCCGATACGGGAAACGTTCGTATAGAATTTAGTCATGTAGGAGATTATATAGTAAAAACTCGTCAGTGTCAATCGATGACATGGAAAAATTTATGCCTTGTCCATGGTTGTTCAATATGTTCGTCCTTATACCCGTGATGATCTTGTGTGACGCATAACTTCTTAGATATCACCTGCGTTGTTGGTGTAGGGATACCAGTCATCTTCCGGTCGCGCATATTGAAATATTTTCCGATATCTCGACCAACACCTATTGTATCACAATTATTCCAAGGGTGCAAGGCGGTATTGCGAATACCATAGTGGTCGATTTCCGGAAGCTCTAAGTGGTGTGTTGTGTATGTTCTAAAAAGACGTTGCAACACACAGTAAGGTCCGCAATTGATTGGGAAGTCTTTGTTAACCAGCATATGATGCGCCCAGTGTGCAAATCTCTGGTCCATACAGTACATGCCCATAAACAACCCTATGTTTGCGTAGAGCGTATTCTCTGCGTACTCGGCGAGTAGTTTGAACGATTCGTACCGTTCTTCGATCAACCAAGTGTCGTGTTCTAGAATCCAGAACTTTTCGTCTGACTCACCTTGCCTCCGCATGATCTCCCAGTGAGAGCACATCCCTGCCTTTTCTGTTGGTGAGTGGTCTTCTCTTTCTTTACCAGAATTAAGGTCGATTGTCATAAGACTTTTAGACCATGTGTACTTTTCTACATGTTCTTGAAAGTCTTCTGTGTCTGGGGTGATTGCCTCGAACGTTTCGATGGAGTCAATATAACCATCGTCGATAGCACGTTGAAAAGACCAGCGGGAGAGTGCAGCGTACTCTTCAGACCGTTCGTCTCCTTTCATTACAATTTGTATTGCTTTCATATTTCTCACATAAAAAAGGTAACTGCAGTTCCCTTATTTATTAAAAAAGGGAACCGAAGTTCCCTTATTTATTACAATAGTTGTTGGACGCAGACGGCTATCACGAATACACTTGATAGTCCTGCGAACATCCAACCCATTTCCTCTAGTTTAGAGTTGGGGCGGCTGCTCTTCTCCATTGTTGCTCTCCTCGTTTAAAAGTTGCGGTGTCGACTGGTAAGTGACGCCTTTATTAATTGCTACTTTACGAGGCTTCTGACTTTCAGGGATTATTACTTCCAACTGAATGGCAAGTAATCCGTTCCTGAAATCAGCTCCCATTACTTCAACATACTCCGACAGACGGAACTGGCGTTCAAATCTCTTCGTCGAAATGCCCTTGTGAATATACTCTCTAGTGTCTAGTACAGACCCTCGAATGCTAAGTGTACGGTTCTTTACTTCGATCTCGAGCTCGTCTTCAGTGAATCCTGCGACTGCTAACTCGATTAGGTATTGATCCTCTCCCGTCTTTAGGATATTATGCGGGGGGAACGTATCACCCGAGTGTCGTGCGACCCTGTCTAGTTCGTCGATCATAGTATCAAATCCGACGAATGCTGAACGTGGGAACAGTTGTTTTGCTGTTAATGTCATGTTGTGACTCCTTAAAATTAAGCAAGTTTTAAAATAACCCCCACTTATGTGGCAGGTCGATAGTATATATATGACTTATGCAAATAAAAGTGATTATTTTAAAGTAAATATATCACTCATCTAAGTCATAATCCTCATCATCTATCTCTATAATAGGGACAGAATCATCAACCAACACAACCGTCTCATTTTCGATCATGTCGATGATTTGTTTTGTGACCTTGATGTCCATTTCTATGAACGCCTGCTTCTGCAAGCACATGTCCAAGTGTCTATAATAAAATTCTAACTCTTTTTCTTTTTCCAGTTTCTTTGCGGCTACTTCAGAAAACGAAACAACATTATTTTTCTTCTCTGACATACATCGTCCTTAGTAGTACATTGACGGATCTGGATCTCCCTCCACACCAAACGAAAATGATACACGGGAAATCTTTGGAAATACTTGGTGGTGAGTACCACGTGGTAAGTATACGTACATTCCTGGCTTAAAATCGAACGGTTCGTTGTTATTGATGCCTTCTACCTTGAGACCGACAGTACTAATAACTTGAACTAAGAACACATCCATAGAATCTTTATGCCACGGATAAGACCCACTTGCGCGGCCAAAACCACTGAACGCAATGTTAGTGATTTTGTTCGCGTGAAGGGTAAACACTTCTTGCATCTCCTCATAGATGTTCTTTGCAAACTCCGGTGCACTACCGCGAGAGTGAAAAGAATTGAGACCGATGCGCATCTTATCTGAATTACGATCATATAGATCGTCTGGATGCGAGTCCATCATATTCATGAACTCGTTCCAGTTATATGTTTGCTCCATATTAAATGGCAGCTCACCTACGAAAGGAGTCTTAGACTTGATCTCCTCATCGCGGTCATCAAAAATACCATAATAATCTGACATTATCAGCTGTTTCCAATATTATACTTTGGTTGCAGATTCCACTTAGACTTCTCTTTATAAGAGATAATCTTAATCTGCCTCATAGGCGCACAGTCACGTGCGACATCTTTATTTACGATAGTTACTAAACCCCAGTCTGCTAACAGAGTGGCGATGGTATTGCGACGTTCCATGTCTGAAACTTCTAGATTTGATTTCTTACCGTCCAGTAAAAACAATTCCTTGAAATGAACGATAAAATACCTACCCTGCTTGTGCAAGATATGGCATGATTGGAATAAGGTGTTGTCTCTACGCGAAGCTACACCTATACGCGTTAGCGTTTCTCTGACTTTTAAAAAGTCATCTGGTTCTGCCAACGTGATTTCTAACATCATGTCGGAGTTCCATTGAACTAGATTATTCTCTTCCACCTCTGGATACCTTTTCCTTAATTGTTTTTATTTGTGATTCCGTTAAGAGTCCAATTATCTGTTTCGCTTTTGATTCGCTGTATCCAAAATATTCCTTAATACAATCCAAGTTGGCTCGTTGTTCAGGTTTATCCCATTTAGAGAATCGTTTCTTCTTACGTACAATATTTATAAGAAAGTCGTACTGAAGTTTCGCATCTAAGTGATGCAACCTGTTCGTTTCGTTGGCCATAAACACAGTGTCAGGGAAATATGACAGAGACCTATTTACCAGAAACGAGTTATATTTAGATTCATTTTCTGGGTCTTCGTCAATTAAATTGACTTTATTTGTGTTGATACTGTTGAGAAAATCGAACGGGCTCACGACTTGATCTCTACGTTTGCCATAACCTCTGTGAGGCAGGCAACTAGGTTAAGTTCGTGATCTGCCACAAACGCGTTCTTATACTGGTAGTCCGCAAGAATCAACACGAGTTGAGGAATACTGTTTGGGGACACATAATCATACATTCTATCATAAAGACCACGGAACACCGATGCTGGTTCTACGTCGATATTATTTACTACCCAAGTACGCATCTTCTTGAAGTTCTTGTCACGAATTGCGGTGAAGAGCGCGGTATACGAGTCGGACATATCCGAACTGGCTGGCAATGGCGTATTAAGCGTACCAGATATAGAACCACGTTGACATTCATTCAACACGCGTCGCCAATCTGGTGCATGTCGCATAATAATCTGTGCGACCGTATCGTTATCGAACTCGACACCCTCAGATGCAAGAATCGTCTTCAGACGACCCATGAACTGCCCACATAACTGCGCCATGGTTTTCTTGTCGAAGTTAAACTGATACTTCGAACACCGACTGTGCAAAGGTTCAATGATTCGATTCTCGAAGTTGCATGTCATGATAAACCGACAGTTCTTCGAGAACTCCTCGATAAATCCGCGCAATGCAGGTTGTGTGGACTGTGGGTTGAGGTAGTCTGCCTCATCTAGAATTACAACTTTGTACCCGCCCGAAAGGGACACCGAAGAGGCAAACTGCTTGATCTTCCCGCGTAGGGTGTCAATGTTACCTTCTTCTGATCCGTTGATTACGATATAGTCTAGGTCAAGTTCTTCACAGATGGCACGTGCCACTGTGGTCTTACCTGTACCCGCACTACCCGTAAACATCATGTTGGGGAGTTCTCCACCAGCCACAATGTTTTGAAAAGTAGTCTTCAGTTCATCCGGTAAGATAGTCTGCGATACGGCAGTAGGACGGTATTTTTCAACCCAAAGAAATTCATTACTCATTCATACCTCATAATATACATAATTTATAGTGGGAGTATTATACTACAAACTCCCTGTCAAGTAAACCCATCATAAAAATTTATAATCTTTCGTCCGCATAGGCGTGATTGACTTTCGCGTGATGCATTTCGTCACGACGGACACAAACGATCATATCAGAGAGCATTGCGCCCTCTTCTAAATCTACATAATAATCAATAGCAATCTTTGGGGCAGGGACATTTTCAATATCTCCTGTCTCAATTAACGCAAGATAATTAGTATAACTTTGTACAGCTTCTTCCTCAAAGTATCCAGTCATACGATGCGCTGTACGAGGGAACAACATATACATAAAGAGGTAATAGTGCCAAAAGAGAAACTGAACAACAATAACTAAAATCCTCTCAAACATCGAGGGTTTGACGATCTCCATAAAGAACATTAAGTGCTTTCGTTCGTTGGTCGCTTCGTCAAGAAGTTCTTGAATCTTTGTGCCATTACCCTTTTGCATTTTACGCAGACTGTATAGGTGCGTCAGCATACCGCCGACCATTCCAGGAACACCCGCGACTGTTTCTAAAATAAGTGCGCGTTTACCGTAGTTCTGTCCAAAGAAAGTGTCTGCAAAGAATCTAAAGAAAGAAGTCATAGATCTTGCAAACGAGTCTGAGATTTTTGTAGATAAATTCACGGGCATTTTTGCCTTACGTCTTTCTGTAAGAGACCTTACTATGTATATGCGAGTGAACGCCACAAAGGATATCCCAACAGTAAGAATAGTGGACAACATTAATGGATCCGTGATCCCCCACTTAACAACCGCTAACCATGTGTAGAAGATATTAAGTGGGTAGTTTATGACCGTCCCAAGTGCAACATGAATTGTAGTCTCTTTTGCAATAAGGGGATCATATAGTTTCATAAAAAACGGGGCGATGGATTAATCATAATAAAGTATTCGCGGTGAAAGGGAAATCACCCCACCGCCCCAAAAAGTTTACTCAGAAGATCCCTCTTCAGTAGACTCAGCGTGTTGCTTGGCGACCGCCTCATAGAGTGCAACCACTTGGATTGCTTGATCGCGAAGTTGACCAATGGTGGTTAGTTCCTCACCCTTGAACCCACCACGTGTTACAACAGTATCAACTACTGCGACACATGAACGGGCAACACGGTTGGCAAGGTCGTTCAATTTTGCTTGTTCATCAGTCATTTTAGGCTCCGTATGTTGATGACTTCTCAAGTGCAATAAAATATTGCGTGTTAGAATTAATTGATCGGAAGTGAGAGATCAATTTAGTTGAGATCGATACCTCATAATCTTCACCCATCAACTTCATGTTGTTCACACCCATAACAAAGTTAAACCCTTCGTCCATAGGGAACTGACCCTCAACCAAAATAGAGTATGAGTTGGAAGTAGAGTCTTCGGTATCAACCACTGCGATCTCGATAGAGTTGCCATTCGGCCGGATAGAGATATTATCATATCCGAGCGCAGAAGATGCACGCTTGATCTTACTTAGGGTTTCGTTAGTAAGCAAAAACTTGATTTCACACTCAGGCATAACGATGTCTTTCTTTGGCGCAGAAAGCATCTCTGGGTCTGAGTAGAAATAACGCACCGAGGAAAGACCACTGCCGTCTGATACGGTACAGAAGTTTTCGCCGAATTCGATTGAAGGGTTGTCTACAAGAGACAAGACCGACAAAAACTCTGACAAGTCATAAATACCGAAAGAGCTGGGAAAAGATTCCTCGATCTCTGCCTGAGATACAATGTTCTTCGCGATAGACATAGTCTTTAAGACGTTGCCGCCGTTGACTACAATATTTGGATTGATAGTCGAGAAGTTACGCAAGACCTCGACCGTGCGGTTAGATAATTCCATTAAAGTTTTCCTCAGTTAATATGGTACACATTATATAATAAATCGACATTCTAGTCAAGTACTTTCTCGCATACGGCTAAAGTTTTTATCCTTGACAAAAGTCAACTTTCGCTCAAAATGCGCATCTTCTAGTTCGGTCTTATGCGAAATCACAAAGACGTTAGTGTCGTCTTTTAACGTGTCAATGATCTTCATAAGATTATCAACACCTTCACCGTCCAACGAAGAGTCGAACGT